TCTCGTTCTTCTCTTTGATTGTTCTCATTCTTTCATAGAGTTGATCGAGATTGAGGTCGTCAATCTTCCCATGTCGAACAATCTTTTGATCAATATAATATCCTGCCACTTTACCCCGAGCTATTTCAGTTGTAGCTGCGGCTGCTAGATTCCTATTGTCTTTTTTACCTCTATCTCTAATTTTACCAAGCTCCTCTAAATGACCTTCAAAACTGATGCCATATTTCTGCCTCACTTCGTCTCTGAGATTACTGATGTGGGCGCATACTAGCGGAAATTTATTAGGGTTGGTTAGTCTTGTTCCTTCTGGATTAGGGGATGCATATCCTGCGAGTCTTGCGGCTTCTGTTTTAGTTATGGGGCTGCCTTCTACTCCATAGACTAGGAGTTGGGCAAATTTAATTTGTTTGGGTGTTAATTCTTTAGCTGGTCCTGGCATAATATTGCCATTCTATACAAAATATCCTATAAGTGCAATATGTTACAAGGAAAGGAATTCAGAAGATTGTTGGATAAATTTTTAATTTCTCCAGCTACTCAAGAGGCTCGAGTCCAAGTGGAGTTACCTGATGGATCCCCAATAAAATTTTGGGATATTGTAGAAATTAGCTTGCTTGAAAATAGAATTTTGGGTAGTAAAGAGACGCATCGATTGGTTTTAAAAGTCATGGAGCCGAGACATGTCATGGGTAAAATAATTAAAAAATTATAGGTCGGGCTAGCATGGTTAGACCGGTCATCACTGAACGACAACTTTGGAAGAAATTAAAAAATGAGTCTAAAAGAATTACGTGGACAAGGCTGGAAAATTGGGCTTTATTCGGCACTCCTGACCTATTGGGTTATACTCCTAGTGGGAACTTTTTTACTCTAGAATTAAAATCAACTCTGCTAAAAAATGCTAGCTTTGTGCGGTTCTCTCCGCATCAAATATCATTCCATATTAAGCATAAAAAAAATACTTTTATCCTGGTAGCTTGTACCCTGGAACAACAGCTTGTTCGCTTGTACCCTGGCTCCCGGATCTTGGAGCTTGTAGCCTCAGGCTTGAAGCTTGAACCCTTAGCTTGTGGTCTTGGTTCCTGTGTATCTTATCTCGAAAAAATTTAGTGGATTCTGTATTGAATTTCTTTGACATCTTTATTCCAGCAGGCTCTGCAGCTGCCGCAGTTGTTGCCCTGCTCAGGGGCCGGGCATATGTGCCCTTCACGCGGCTTCGTCACTACGGTGGACCAATGAGACCAGGCGTTGCCGGGCTTCGTATCATTCTTGGCGTTGCTTAGTCTTATTATTAAATTCTTGGGAATAGTACTACCAGATAATGGCAAAAATTGGCGCTCTTGAGTTGGCAGCCAGTGCATGGTCTCCGGCGTCGCTTCACATACTTCAAATATTTTCTTGAGATGGTCCACACTCTGCAGGTCTCCGCTGTCGTGCCATCTGAAGTGCTTCTTGCCCTTCACAAGCACAGTCATGGCCCGGACCCAGTCTGGATGCTGAAGAGATTCCAGGCGCCTGGTTAAGGCGTCCTTAACGTTCGGGAAATTGTAGCGACCTTTAAAAGCATAGCAGCCATAGCACGGGGTGCCAGGAATCTCCCTGAGCTTCGCGCCTGTCATGCACGCTCGGGCCGGCAGGTTATAAGAGCCCTCAGGCATTTTGCCAGGCGCGCTCAGTCCTCCGGTGATTTTGCTTGCTTCTTTCTTTTTCATAATCCTATTTTATCCTATAGCTTGGGGCCTGTCAAGCTTGGTCGCTCGTGCCCTGATTCTTTATGGGCGGGCCCACCCGCTTGGGAGCTTGAACCCTGATTCTTTTGTTTTATTTTTTTCTTTGGCCGGGCGCGCCTGTGGGCGCGCTCAGCGTTTAATTGTTTAAATGTTTTAAACTTCATGCAGGCTGGCCCGTAACTCGGTGCCAGGTGCCCTGACGAAGTACTTCCACAATGTCTGTGGCCCAGACGCTGCCGCCTTCATCGAACATCCCGATCTGTGATCCATTGGACCAGATCAAAATAGTTTTTTTGAGACCGCGTCCCTGCTTCGGGGACTCTAACAACTTGCCGTCGATGGGCTGGCCCAGCTGCTTAGATCTTATTTGATCATTTTTTTTCAGGTCACCATAGTTGATGGTCCCTGCTTTCACTGTCATTATTTGCATATTTACCTCTTTCTAGATCCCACTATATCCCAGACGCCTGGACCTGTCAAATAGTATTCCTGTAATATTCTGTAACATAATGTTACTTTACTTCTCTCAGAAAATCCTATATACTTGGCCGGTGGTTGGGGATGGCGGTTAATATATACTGGGCGGGCCCACCCTAATGGGAGGGCCCACCCGCTTGAGGCCTCATTCATATTTTTTATTTTTTTTTTAAAGGGGAAAATTTTTTTGGCCAAGTCAGACCCATAGCACCGAGCGACAGTGATAAGTTAACTTGACCCCAGATCATTGCTAGGTGGTCTAGACTTCTTTGATTGCGACCCGCAATGATCTGGGCTCAAGCTCGGTGATTAGAACCAAACGTCATTAATAATTAAAAATAGTAAAAAGCAAAATCCCAAAATTGGGATTAAAAATATACTATCTACTATAGCCAAAAGATCACCCATAATCCGAGAGCAACGCAAAAAATATTTCCTGCCCAAACCCATTTTGGATATATCTTAATTATATCTTTAATTGTGTTTCCATATATCATCATACTTTCTTTCTGGGGCTTATAACTGTGCATATAGTCTACCAATTATAAGCCACCGCTATATTGTTATTAATAGTTTTTATACTTATTATTTAACAGAATATCTTATATATTACTTGACTATGGTTTGTCAATAGTTTAAAAATCTTTTATGCAACAACAAACAGAAAGAGGTATAAATGAGTAGAATAAGACTAAATCAAGAGTACAGAAACAAGATCGCAACTCGTATGCGAGTACACTTGGAACAAGAGAACACGCAAGAAAAAGAAAAATTTTTCCAAGAGAGGGAAAGTTTTTTAGACAAGCAAAATAAAACTTGGGAACTTGCACAAGAATGCGTCACAAGACAATATCCAAAAGATGATGTTAAGATGGCACATTATCTCCAAGATAAATATCCAAATGTTAATACTATCGCAAAAGATAGTTGTTTCCATTTTGGTTATATGCCAGAACCCAATGAAACTTTGACCAATAGAGATATTGACCACGAAGATCAAAAGTATGTTTCAAAGCATTTTGATTTTCGTTTAAATGGTGACATTGATGGTGTTGATCGTCAAGATGATATAGATAGTTATGATCCACAATCACGTGACTTTGCTTATGCTTATTTTAGAGATGAGTTAAAAGCAAAAGATAATTGTAATCCAGATATAAATATTGAGATGGATAACAAACCAAGCAATCCACACCAAACTAAATTTTGTGATGCCAATGATAAGGCGCTTGGATTTTCTGGTGGTAAAGGAAATGAAATATCCCACGCAAGAGATTGGAACGCAAACTATGAGTTGGATTTAATTGGTCGTGAGTATTGTAGAGATCGTCAAATTCCAGTTTCAAAAGATGAGTTTCAAACTTTTGTAATCTGGCAACAAGCAAAAGGTCAAATGATTATGGCTCATTATAAATGGATTAAATCTGTTTTAGACCAAATGAAAGAAATCAAAATGGGTTTAAAAGGATATAAATATTTAGACGAGGCGATTGAGTTATGTACTGAACTCGGCTTGTCGGTTAATGATGCCGAGATCATCAGAACGAACTCAACTGGCTTGGTCATTTACAATCCAAAAAATCTGGCGGATAGAATAAAAGGTATGAAGAATAAAAACGTATCAAGAGAGCAAAAAATTGCTCTACGTAAGGCATATAATCAACAACACTCCACACAATAATACTTCTTGACATATCTAGGATAAACCCTTAAAATCCTAGATATGTATAACAAAAGAAAGGATAATAAAATGGATAAAACAATCCTAGTAGTAGAAGTTTCCAAATATAGTTGGGGAACAAGCTACTCAATAAAGAAACACGCAACTAGTTTAGATAAAGCAAGTGAATATTTAGTTTCACTTAAAAATCTAAATGATAACCAAGATGTATCATATGAATTGTTCAATAGATTTGGACAATTTGAAGTTGATAGAATAGAGAAAGTAGAAAGCGAGGAAACTAATGACGAAATTAGATTCTAGCATTTTTTACATTAAATACTATGCAACTAAATATGGTGAAACCATTGAGAGGAAAGGTCAACTTGATGGAGTTGCTAGAGGTGAGTTTATTTCTAAAAAGGGATATCCTTGTTTTAATTATTTGGATATATGGTCTACTGAAAAATTTGGTAAGCCACAGTATAGAACTGCTAGTTTTAAATGGGAGTTCAATGATACTGCAACCTTAGATGTAAATCATATTAATAGTGTTTTAAACCAATGAAAAAAAGAATAGATGCAAAAATCAAATTGCTTTGGAATGAAATCCGAGAACATTTACGAGATAAAAGAAAAAGCAATCCAAGAAACTATTGGTATAAAATGCACGTTTCATTGTTTGAACAAAAATGCTTTGCGATTAAAGTATTAAAAGAAATAAGATAATGAAATACTGTCAAGGAAACAAGTGCCACGAATATAGAACGAAAGATCGTATTCGTGGTACTAAAGGAAATAAGCATTATGAAACTAGACGACGTTCTAGTTTTTATTATGGCAAAGGAAATTTTTGCTCTTTACTTTGTATGAATGATTGGCTTTATGATAACATTGAACGTGCATTAAATCATTTCGGCAGATTAACTGAACCGAAGAAAGTTGAGTGCGACAATGCTTGGTATAAAGATTGTACTTGGGGTTTCAATGGCTATACAAATCATTGTTTTAAAAATGATTTACTTGGTCAACGTATTCCAATTACTGAACAACAATACAATAACAAGAATATAATTACACCGAATAACTTATCCCAATAAGTTATACAGGAACGAGGCGGAGTAATCCGCCTCGTTTTAATTATCGTGTCAAGTAAAATCTTATAATCTCCTATGTTATTATTGCATACCCACTACTTATGGTGTGTCAATCTAAATCTACACATATCCTTCACTTTATTCGTGTGTGTTGCAAACGAGCAACAGGGCGGGCCCACCCCCGCACCCCCACCCCCCCTCCCAGACTCCCGGGCTCGGGAGGGGGGAGGGAAACCCATAGAGGTACCAGGGGCCGGGCCCACCTCCTCGGCGGGCCCACCCCCTCCCCCTTAAACAAGAAAAAAGGGGTCCCAACTTTACCCTTTATTGCTTAATTCAGACTCTCATGGTAATACTTTTAAAAACGATGATTCCGATAACTGACGACATAAATTTTATAAAAAAATTACCATTAGATGAGCAAAAGGAATATTTAAAAGCTTATTTAAAGGCGGATCAACTAAAACTCAAAAAGAAGGTCGCAGGAGATTTTTTAGAATTTATCCATTACA